TGGTCAAACTCGTTACACAATTCCTACAACAGCCAAGACTGTTGACTACGATACATTCCGTCTAGTTAAAGACGCTAGTCTCGGTTCAACAGGTGGTGCCCTCTCCCGTCTAGATTACAAAGAGTACCTAGACAAGTATGTAGATCAAGAAGATGATACAACAACACAAGGTGGTCGTCCCCTCTGGGTAGTACGTACACCTGATAACAACTATCTTTTGTATCCATACCCAGATAAAGCTTACACACTTAAGTACGAATACTACGATCAACCTGTTTCTCTTACTGCTGCAGCTGACGTACCTAGTATCCCCTCTGCGTACCGTCAGGTAATCTCAGACGGTGCTACGGCTTACGCATACCAGTACCGTGGTGAGCTAGACCAGTATAGTGCAAACTGGGCTCGCTTCCAGGATGGCATCTCTAACATTAGAAGTATCCTGACTAACCGTTACCCGTACGTACGCTCCACTGTAGTAGAAAGGTCAGGCACCCCTTCTGTCTTTCCTTCCATCTCTTAATAAGGGCTAAATAACATGGCAGATTCCTCTGGTCTTAGCCCCTTTGTGTTTCCTCTCAAGGGTGGCCTAGTCCTTAACCGTTCCAACTTCAACATCGAGCCGGGTATGGCTCTTGAGTTAGAGAACTTTGAACCAGACACAACAGGTGGCTACCGCCGTATAGACGGTTATACTAAGTGGACCTCAGAGAAGGTCCCCTTTACTGTATCGGATGCTGAGCCTGTTTTGATGGCAGCTTTCTACCAAGGGGAGGCTATAGCAGCCCGTGGGGAGGCTGTATACCGCTCTACAGACGCATCTAATACCTTAAGCGGGGTCTTAGCACAGGCAGCTACAACAGTCACTGTAGACAGCACTACAGGCTTCTCAGACACTGGTACTATTATCATTGACTCTGAGCAGATCAGTTACACAGGTAAAACCACTACGACCTTCACAGGGTGTACTCGGGGTGCTAATAGCACTCTCGACGTTGAGCACTTAGATTCTACAGCAGTATACCAGATGTGGACTTCCATTGACTCTGGGCGTACAGGTGCTAAGAAGTATACGTTCCGCCGTGTTAACTTTAACGGTGTAGAGCTCCTAGCCTTTGCTGATGGGTCTAACAGTGTCTCATACTGGGATGGTACCTCTGTGACAGATATCAACGGGACTAACTCCCCAGTTGATGCACACTACATCTCAGTGTTTAAGAACACGGGTTTCTACGCTGGTATGTCGGCTAACCCACAAGAGGTTATATTTACAGCACCTCTTACACTGGATGACTTCTCAGTTGCTAATGGAGCTGGTAGCTTAGTGGTGGACAGCCCTGTAACAGGGATGATCGTCTTCCGCGACAGCTTGTACATCTTCTCAGCTAACCGTATCTATCGTCTTACTGGTAGCTCCCAAGCTGACTTCAAACTAGAACCCATTACTCGTGAGATTGGTTGCCGTAGTGGTTGGACTATTAAAGAGTTTGCAGGGGATGTTATCTTTCTCGGACCAGACGGTCTACGGACTATCGCTGGTACTCAGAAGATTGGTGACGTTGAACTAGGTTCTATCACTAAGCCAATCCAAGAACTGTTCCAAGATAAGAAGAGTGTGTCTGAGTTTGAGTCATACGTTATCCCAAATAAGACACAGTATAGAATCTTATTCTCTAAAGAGGGTGTAGATGCAGTAGACACTAAAGGTGTTATCTGTAGCGGTAAAGACCAAGGTTATGAGTTCTCTACCACCCGTGGCCTTAAGATGTACTGCAGTGATACCGAAGAGTACCAAGGTGACTACTTTATTATGCTAGGTGGTTACGATGGGTACGTATATAGGGATCAAGAGGGTAACACTTTCGACACTACTACAATCCTTGGACGTTACCGTAGCCCAGACATCACAGCAGGTGACCCTGGTATTCGTAAAGCATTTCAACGGGTGATTATCAACTACGCACCAGAAGGTGCCGTTAACTCTGACCTGTTCCTTAGGTATGACTACGAAAGTGCTGAAGTAGCTAGACCAGAGGCCTACCCTTTTGACTCAACGAAGGTTGCTGCTCTATACGGTGTTGGCCTGTACGGTACAGTTACCTACGGTGGTCAGACAGACCCACTGGTTAGGCAACCGGTAGAAGGTTCAGGTTTCTCTGTTGCTCTACGTGTTGTAGATAACGGTGTATCGGTCCCATATTCATTAAAAGGCTTCTCCCTAGAGTTTACCACTGGGGCACGGAGATAACAGGAGAGACAAATGGCAGGTTACGTAAGACAAAGTACCTATACTGACGGTGATGTTATTCAAGCATCTGACTCTAACAATGAGTTCAGTGCACTTCTTGACGCATTCGATAACTCTACAGGTCACGCACATGATGGTACAACAGCTGAAGGGCCTGTCATTGGTCTTATAGGTGATGCTGGTATCACAACCCCTCTTAATAAGATTGCAGTAGACACTGTTAATGATCGTCTTAGCTTCTACGTAGATGTAGCGTCGACAGGTGTTGAACAACTTCGTATCGAAGACGGAATTGTCTACCCTGCCACTAACAACGATATCGACCTCGGTACAGCTGTCTACATGTTTAAAGACGGGTACTTCGCTGGTACAATCGAAACACCTACCTTGTCTGTGTCTAATGTTAAAGCAGCGGATGGCTCAGCTGCCTTTACTATCTTGGATGGAGATGGTATTGTAGTAATCTCGAAAGCGGATATTGTCGAAGCTAAGATTGACTCAGGTACTATTAACAACACGGTGATAGGTGCTACAACACCTTCTACTGGTAGCTTCACCTCCCTAAGTGCTACAGGTAGTATTACTGTTGGTGGTACTGTTGATGGGCGTGATGTAGCTGCAGATGGTGTTAAACTCGATGGCATTGACACTCTGTTAAACCAAGGTGTAAACACAACAGACAGCCCTACCTTTGTAACAGTTAACTCTACCACGTTAGATACAACTAACATTGAAGTAACCAACATCAAAGCCAAAGACGGTACTGCTTCAGCCACCATTGCTGACTCAACAGGTGTTATGACTATCCCTTCAGCGGTCATAGCTTCAGCTGGTATCCTTGGAGGTGGGATTGATAACACTGTAATAGGAAGTGTAAGCCCAGCAGCTGCAACTGTAACAACCCTTAATGCTACAGGTGGCGGTTCTCTTACTGGTACTTGGTCTGACCTAGGTTCTGTATCCACGGTGGATATTAACGGTGGTACAGTTGATGGTACAGTCATCGGTGGTACATCTGCAGCAGCTGGTAGCTTCACTACCCTGAGCGCCTCAGGGGCCTTTACAGCAGACCTTTCCTCAATCACCTCCTCAGGTGACCTAGCAGTAGCAGATGGTGGCACAGGTGCCTCTACAGCGGCTGCAGCACGTACTAATTTGGATGTAGACCAAGCAGGCACTGCTCTTGCCTTGGCAATCGCCCTCGGTTGAATCAAACAAGGAACTAACAAATGGCTAATACTTTCGTCAACTACACAAGTGCCTCAGTAGGTACTTCACCTTCTACAGTCTACACTGTACCAGGGGCTACTACAGCAGTCATGGTCGGTATGACTGTGGCTAACACAGCAGCATCTCAGATTTCTATCTCAGTGCAGTGTGCTGGTGTATACCTAGTTAAAGATGCGGCTATTCCAGCCGGCTCTAGCTTGAGTGTACTAGATGGTAAGATCATCCTAGCAGCTGCTGATACAGTAGTAGTTACTTCTAATACAGCTACTTCTGCTGATGTAATCATCTCAGTACTGGAGCAATCATAATGGCTGGGTATCTCGGCACTAAGGCCGTACTCCTTAGCACTACTGCTGCTAATGTAACAGGTGCCACTGAGCGTACCCGACTTGGTGTACGTTACCCTGAACTACTCGCATTTATTATAGGAGCTATGTAACATGTCAGGATACATTGGCACACAGCCTGTACCACAGGCAACACAGAACCGTGAGAGTTTCACAGCCACTTCAAGTCAGACTAGCTTCGCTACTATTGGCTACACCCCACAGTTCCTCGACGTATACCTCAATGGTGTTCACCTACTCAATGGCACAGACTACACAGCTACGAATGGCTCAGATGTGGTACTTACTACTGCTGCTGCTTCAGGTGATGTACTGGAGGTTGTGTCTTACAGCACCTACGAGGTGAACTCACAGAACTACACTGGTGGCCTTACAGTAGACAACGATGGCGCTACTGTCCTCACTGTTGACCGTGCTACATCGGATGGCACTATCATTGATGTGCAGAAGAATGGCACTACTGTGGGGAGTATTGGGACTGATGCAGTAACAACAGGAAGTAACTCTTTAACAATAGATTCTGGCTCTAATGGTACTCTGACGCTTGAGGGAATGGTTAAAGCACTCAACACAAAACATACTGGAACACCTCGCTTTCAGCCTACTACAGATAATGCAATCGACTTGGGTAGTGGCTCTTACCGCTTCAAAGACCTCTACCTGTCTGGCGGTGTATACCTTGGCGGCACTGGGTCGGCTAATTTGCTGGATTCGTATGAGGAGGGGACTTGGACGCCTGTTATAGAGGGCAACTCCCCCGTAGGGACTGGCGTATACTCCATCCAATTTGGTTCCTACATAAAAGTCGGAAATTTAGTAACTGCAAACGGCTACGTCCAGTCTATGGTTCACACGGGAGGCGGCTCTCAGATTAAAATTGGAGGCTTTCCTTTTACTGTTGCGAGCGGTGCAGACCAGTACGGTGTACCTAGCTATGGTGAAATAACAACTCTTACGAAAAGCTCAGACACTGTTCTTTCTGGTTACATGCTTCCAACAGACTCTAGGATGTTGATAACCCAAATATCAACTACATCAAGCGGCACTACCTCTAACATTGCTTTTGATGTGGCATTTAGCGTCTTATTTACAGTGACCTACAGAGTAGCATAACCACCCCTGTTGGATCACAGGGTAGTCAGTCCAACCATCACAGGAGATAAACGATGGCACTAGCAGAACGCACAGTTGAAGACAAAATTGAGATTGTCGGAGACTACAAACACATCCAAGTACGCACAGCCACAGTGATTGAACGTGACGGTGTAGAGATCAGCCGCAGCTTCTCACGCCATGTCGTTGCACCTGATGCAGACATCACAGGCGAGAGTGCAGAGGTTCAAGCTATCTGCGCCGCAGTTCACACAGACGAGGTTAAGGCGGCTTACGCTGCACACCTAGCTGCACAGGAGTTGGGCAATGAGCAGTAAAGCACGAGGACTAGCAGACCTAGGTAACGTCTATGACGATGGTGCCTTGTCTAACCGCAACCTGATTATCAATGGTGCCATGCAGGTGGCGCAGCGTGGGACGAGTGTGACGGGTGTTACATCTGGGGGGTACCGCACTTGCGATAGATGGCGTGTTGATGTTGGTTCAAGTGATACTGGTGCTTGGACTGTGTCTCAAGCAAGTGACGGTCCCGAAGGCTTTAGCAAAAGCATGAAAGTTGAATGCACGACAGCCAAGACAGACATCAGCGCAGACTGGCGTTATATTAATATCCAGCATAGGTTTGAGGGTCAAAACATGACCCAAACCAAGTTCGGCACGGCTAACGCTGAGAGCTTAACTGTTAGTTTTTGGGTGAAGTCCAATAAGGTAGGGACTTATACGATGGAGTTGGCCAACGAAAATGCGGTTTACAGACTTGTACTAGGGTCAGCCCTCACACTGTCTAACACTTTTTCAGTTAATGGTTCAGGTGTTTGGGAGAAAAAGACAGTAACAGTAGCTGGAGATACTGCGCATGGCTTTAGCACCGATAACACTGCATCTTTATATTTACTCTTTTGGTTTGCTGCGTCACCTAACTTGAGTTCTGGTAGCTTAAATACAACGTGGTCAAACTCAACGACAGGTAGGGCATCTGGTAGCAATGTGAACCTTGCGGATACCGTTGGCAACTACTTCCAAATCACAGGCGTCCAACTAGAAGTAGGCGACACCGCCACCCCCTTCGAACATAGGTCGTATGGGGACGAGCTTGCTAGATGCCAGAGGTATTACTGGAAAAAAACAAACATAAATGGGGTCGGAATTGCCCAAGCAAATGTTTCTGATGCTCTTTTCGCTGTTGATTGCCCTGTTGTTATGAGGGCTGCACCAACAGCTACGGCCCTGAGTGGAGGGTCAACAGATGCTGTTGTTGCTATTTCTGGAACTCCGTCTGCTGGTGGGGCTACAGGGCTTGTTCATTCAACTCACGCCACGCATGTTTTTTATACAATGCAGTGCAGTGGCGGAACGTCTATCGCAAGAATATCATACAATAATGGAACAGCAACGGCAGATGCGGAGTTATAATTATGGAACACTTAAACATTACAGCAGCCCAATATCACCGAGGCTTAGGTGACACGGAGGATCAGAGCATCCAAGCCACCATCGACGGGCAGGAAATGTCAGTCCCGTTAGACCCCTCCAATCGCCACTACGCCGAAATATTGCGGCAGGTCGAGGCTGGTGAGTTGACGATCCAAGGGGCAGACCAGCCATGACAACATCAGAGCACCACTACGCAGAGACACGTATCATTGGCTTCTGGCGCACCTGTGCATTTCTGCTTTTAGGTCCGTTGATCCTACCAGTCTATACACTCTATAGTTTTGGTTACCTTCTCCTACGTAATGGATACGATAAAGGAGTATGGGGTGTCATTACGATGCCACTCGTCCTCGCCTTCAGTGTTATAAACGCTTTACATAACTTCACGGTATGTACAATCCTGTTCACTGAGTTTCCAAGAGAGATGACTACAACTAACAGACTGAAGCGTCATAAGAAGTCAGACAACCCAGCTAAGCGTGAACTTGCTGATATGCTTGGTGGCTTCCTAAACAGTCAGGACCCTAACCATTACTGAGGTTAATTATACCAAAGTGAATAAAGTACTTGACAGAACCCCTGGAAACATGTATAATTAACTTAAGGTTTCCGGGGGTATATATACCTATGTATATAGATAAGTATAAGGCTATAGGGGATGGCTTAGAGTTACTAACTAAAGGAGATGTACATGCTAAGTATACGCCTCAAGAGATTATCTCCTACCTCCTCCTCCCTATCAATAACAATAGAATAAGATTCTACTACCAAGGCACTAAGCCAATAGGATTGGTCACATGGTGTTGGTTATCACCTACCAAAGCCAACCTATTCCTAGAGGATAAGTACTCTCCTACAGATGAGGACTATCAACTAGAGAACCCTGGCTCTGATTACCAACTATGGGGTATCGAGTTTATAACTCCTTATGGTCACGCCTCTAAGGTGATGAAGGCTATAAGACAAGAACATAGAGAGCTGTACGGAACCACGAAGGTCCACTTCCGTAGGTTTTATAATAGAAATAGACTACACAGAAGGACTTTCTGATGATTAACAATCCTTTTATGCCTGCTACACGGTTCAATAGCTACATCGCTAGGGGTGGTGGAGGTGGTGGTAATCCTGCTCCTGTCCCTAAGACAGCTGAGGAGCTTGCTGCAGAAGAAGCTGCTGCTAAGAAAGCTGCTGCTGAAGAAGCTGCCGCTAAGAAAGCCGCAGAGGAAGCTGCTGCTAAGAAAGCTGCTGAGGAAGCACGTAAAGCTGAAGAAGCACGTAAGGCTGAGGAAGCTCGGTTAAAGATGAGCAAGGCTCAGCAAGAGATGGCACTGGCTTCTATGGAAGACCCTGGTAGCCTGACAACTAAAGCTGAGGTAGTTGAAATAGACCCGAATGCACCTGGAACCATAATTGATGGTTCAACAGGTCAGCTGACAGGGGATGCCCCTAAGATCACAGACCCCACTGCTTTCAATGCAGCCTCTGTCAACCCTGTTGTTGCTGCTGGTGATGTAGCTGCTGCAACCAGTGGAGTTCAAGCTGTACAAGGCTCTGTGGGCCCCTCAGCTATGGTACAGGCTCAAACTGGAGACACTAGCCAACTATCAAGCCTAGGTCTCAGTGCTGAGCAACTAGCCCAGTCTCAGGTAGTCGCACCTGCTGCACAGCGTACACTTCAGACTGGTGAGATGATCTCAGGTAGTGCTGTCGATATGGCAGCTGTTGATGCCGCTCTTGATGTACAAGCAGCTACAGCTAACCCATCTCAGCAAGCTACAGTACAGGGTCAGATGTCAGACCTGATGGCCGACTTCGATGCTGGGTCACCTCCTCCTTGGGCCGCTGGAGCCCTTCGTAACGCGACAGCTCAGATGGCTGCTCGTGGTCTTGGTGCTTCTAGTATGGCTGGTCAAGCTTTGGTCCAAGCCGCTATGGAGTCTGCAATGCCTATCGCTATGGCAGACGCACAGACCTTTGCTAAGTTTGAGTCACAGAACCTGTCCAACCGCCAGCAAACTGCTATGTTCGCAGCCGAGCAACGTGCTAACTTCCTCGGTATGAAGTTTACACAGGACTTCCAGTCTCGAGTAGCTAACGCTGCTAAGGTCTCTGATATCGCCAATATGAACTTCACAGCTGAGCAACAGATCGCTCTAGAGAACGCACGTATGGCGCAGACAGTAGACTTAGCTAACCTCAATGCTAAGAATGCTAAAGTTATGGCTGATGCAGCTGCTATGTCGCAGATGGACATGCAGAACCTGAGTAACCGTCAACAGGCTGCTGTGATGAATGCACAAGCCTTTCTCCAGATGGATATGAAGAACATGGACCTTGCTCAACAAACAGAGTTGTTTAAGGCACAGAGTAATATCCAAGCTATCTTTAGTGACCAGGCTGCTGAAAACGCTGCTAAGCAATTCAACGCCTCTAGTGAGAACCAGACTAACCAGTTCTTTGCCACTATGGCACAGCAGGTTCAACAGTTCAATGCTGGTATGGAAGTGCAACGTGATCAGTTCAATGCGCAGAATGCTTTGATTGTAGCACAGGCTAATGCACAGTGGCGTCAGAATGCTACTACCATTAACACAGCTGCCCAGAACCAAGCTAACGCCGATGCCGCTATGCAGACCAACCAAATGACACAGAACATGGTCGACACCCTGTGGCAACGTGAACGTGACATTATGGATTACGCCTTCCGTCAGTCAGAGAACGAAGCTGATAGAGCTCTTAGTGTCTTCTTGGCGGATAAACAAGTAAGTCTTGCTGAATGGCAGACAGGGCAAGCTAACGCACAAGCAGACAAAGAAGGCAAGGGTTACCTAGTTAGCCGCCTGCTGTTCGGTTGATAGGAGAAGAATATGTCATTCTATAAGAAGAAGTTAGAAGAAGCCCGTAAGCAAGTTGCAGAAGAAGAACGTCTAGCCAAACTAGATGGTGGTGACTCTAAGTTTGGAGCTCCTACTGCTGCTCAACAGAAGGGTATCCAGCAGGAAGGCCTCATGCGTCCTAAAGCCCGTCCAGGTACAGGTGGTGAGGAACGTCAGACTAGCCTCGGTATGCAGCTTATGCGTCAGATGAACCAAGGTACTGACCCAGACACACACCTCGCCCCTGATGAGTCTCTTCGGCCACAAGCACGTCCAGGCAGTACACTCGGTGAGAAACGTCCAAAGACATACTCAGATGTAGCACGCCCTACTGGAGAAGCCCCTGAGCGTATCAAGAGCAAGTTGGTAGCCCGTGGTCTCCCAGAACATA